AAAATAGACGCCAACGGTAATCCTGAAAGTTTCTTACTTCAGAAATCAGTATTTGCAAAATCTGGAGTAGAAAAAATAAGATCTTTTGGTTTTGAAAGTCCTAAAAAATTCGATAAAATACTTTTACCAGAACCAAACGTAATAGAGGTTCTAAGCGTAAATGATAGTGATGGAAACAAATGGTATGAAGTTGATTACTTGGCCCAAGAAACAGCATTTGTAGACGTTCAAAACACAGCTTTACAAGACGAAGAGTTATCTCAATTTAATGAGCAAACACCTTACTTGCTAAAACTTAGACGAACAAGTAGAAGATTTGTAACAAACACCCGCGAAAATATGAGCACAGAAGTATTATTTGGCGCAGGAAACTCAGGACAAGCAGATGAATTAATTATTCCTAACCCAGATAACGTTGGATTAGCATTGCCATATGGAAATATAGCTCAAATTGATAATGCTTGGGATCCATCCAATACAATGTTCACTAGAGCATATGGCCAGGCACCAGCAAATACTAATCTAAGTATTAAATATCTTACTGGTGGAGGAGTTAGTGCAAACGTACGAGCCGGAAGTATAACTGAAATAACCTCTGTTAATTTTTCTCTTGATACAGACGGATTAGTAGCGTCAGCAATAAGTTTTGTTGAAGGATCTATTGCTGTAAACAATCCAAAACCAGCTGCCGGCGGAAAGTCAGCAGAAACAATAGAAGAAATAAGACAAAATGCAATGGCGTTTTTTGCGGCCCAAAATAGAGCAGTTACCAGAGAAGATTATATTTCTAGAATATATGCAATGCCTGGAAGATTTGGAAACGTTGCAAAAGCATATTTAGTTCAAGACGAACAGGAAAACCCTAAAACTGGAGGAAGTATTAGTAATCCTTTGGCAATAAATTGCTATATACTATCATACAACTCAGCTAAACAATTAACACCGGCAAATATTGTAACTAAAGAAAATATTAGAAATTACTTAAGTAGCTTTAGATTATTAACAGATGCCGTAAATATTAAAGATGGATTTATAATAAATTTAGGAATAGATTTTTCAATTGTTCCATTGCCTGGATACCAAGGAAAAGAAATTTTAACTAGGTGTATACTTAAACTAACTGAAATGTTTTCAATAGACAGATGGCAATTCAATGAACCAATTTTTTTAGGCAACGTCGCAACAGAATTAGATAGAATTGAAGGCGTACAAACAGTTATAGATTTTAATATGCATTGTAAATATGATAAAGGATCTGGATACTCAGGAAACTTTTATGATGTAGCGTCTGCTACAAAAAATAAAATAGTATATCCATCCCAGGACCCAGCAATATTTGAAATTAAATTTCCCTCTAAAGATATTAGGGGTAAGGTTGTAGGATACTAGGAGACTTAATATGATATATTCAATAAACCCAAATAGAGACACAACAATATACGAAGCAACGTCAAGTATGAATACTGGAATAGACGAATTAATAGAAATTGTAAAAACTGTTTCTGCTTCAACAACTTCAAACACATTTAACTCAAGAATTCTTATGGATTTTGATTTAAAAACCGTATCCGCCTCTGTTGCGAATGGAACGATTGGTACGTACCCAGGACTAACAACGCCTAAATATATGCTTAATTTATACACTGTAACTGCAGAAAATATAGACTATAAATACTCTTTAGCCGCCTTTCCAGTGAGTCAATCTTGGTTAATGGGTAGAGGTAGAACCTCCCAAAGAACAGCTGAAGGAGGAGTACTTACCCACCAAACAGAAGGCGCAAGCTGGACGTATCGAGACGGTAAAAAATATTTAGGTAATCTATGGGCAAGTAAGAGTTTAGTGTCTGCTGGATCTACTGGCTCATTTTCAACAACCGTTGGAGGTGGTACATGGTATGATAGTTATGGATACGCAGCTTCTCAATCCTTTGATTACGAAAAAACAGACGTTAGGATGGATATTACAAATATTGTAAGTAAGTGGATTGATGGAACAATAGCTCAAGACGGACTTATTGTGTTAAGAAGTGGCTCTCAACAAACTGGTGACATCGATGAAGAAAGAAATGGTAAACCATACGGCTCACTTCAATTCTTCTCAACAGATACACATACAGTATACCAACCAAAACTAGAAGTAATTTGGAAAGAAACAACTGTCGCTTCAACGTTATCTATATTGGATACAACACTAACTGAAAGTATAGTGGATATTAAAAATATGAAAACAAATTATCAACAAGCGTCTAGAGAACAATTTAGATTGGTTGTAAGAGAAAAGTTTCCAGCAAAAACATATGATACCGTTTCTGCTGCATTAACAAATAATCGTTTACCTGCTCAAACATTTTATTCTGTTAGAGACTACGTAACTGATGAAACTGTTATTCCATATGATAACCCAGGAACCCAGCTTAGCGCAGATAACAATGGAAATTATTTTAATCTTTGGATGGATCAATTTTATCCTGGTAGAAGATATAGGTTTGTATTTAAAACCGTTGGTGGAAGCTATAACTTTCCAACTAGTCAATCAATATTTGACAACGACTATATATTTAAGGTGATATCATAATGGCATACTCAAATAAAGGAAAAACAAGGCGTTCAATGCCAACTAGTAAAAGAAGGCGCTCTAAGTTTCCAACTAGTCCAATTGTACCGAGAGGAAATAAATATCCTGCTAATAAAATCGTGCGAAACGTACCCGGCAAAGTTGATAGGTTTCAAACAATTGAAGAAACATTTACACCTTTTGCAAGAGCCTGTAAAATAGAACTAACGGCCGAATCACCAGAACAATACGAGTTAAGAAATGATTTTGACTATTCTCTTGGTTCACTTTCTGTAAGGCCGTCAAACAACAATAGAATGGCCTCTGACGAAGGTGATGATTCTGGACTAAATTTAGTATCAACTGAAAAAGTTGTTAGAAACCCAAGCGGATTAATTATATCAACTGAAGACAGTGAAGAAAATGGCGAAAGAATGATTATTGCAAATGCAAGATACGTATTTGACGATAACGACTTTCTCAGAATAGTAGACACTGAAATAACTGAATTAGCAGTACAACCACAACCACTAGATGGACCAAATAAAGCTCCAACGGTAATAGACACTCAATGTTATCCAGGATATGGATTGTTGGATGGTAGTAAAAGTGATGGATATACAATTCAAACTCTTCCAGAATTAGGAGAACCTAGTTACCAAATTCCGTCCAATAACAACGCATCATTTTTTGTAGATGCCTACAGTTTTATAGACGACGATGGATCACGAGTTAACGAAGGATTAACGTATACTTGGAGATTTACCGCTGATGGAATTGGAAACGCCCAAGCCGCTATAGTTGGTAGTGAACCTGTACTTAGGTTATATAACATACAATTACAACAAAGGGGTAGATATACTTGTGAAATTAGTAATGAAAAAGGTAGCGCTTTCACAACAACAATATTTCTTAACCCACTTGGAGGATTACTACGTGAATTAGATGACAATGGATTACCAACTGGAGCATTGGTTAGAGATGAAGACCATGACTCTGAATTTAGTCAATTTGATTCATACTTTGATTATGACCCAGAAGATTCAAGATGGTTTTTAGTTGACTGGAACGGTAATCAATGGGTAGAGTCTAATCAAGAACCTAATTTTTACAAGGGTAAAGATTTACCAAAAGCTACAACCATATCAAAAGCTTTGATTACAAAGGCAAGCTCAATAGCGGCAAGAAGTAAAAATCTATCTAGGTCAAGAGCCATAGGGAAATATTACCAAGATAAATCTTCAGATATATTTTTTATTGAGCCAGGAAAATCAAATATTAAATTTACAAGTATGGGAGACTATGAAGCCCACAAAGATAATACAGGATTTACCTTTATAGGAACAAATGAAGTAGATAAATTAACATATAGGGACCAGGAGCTTTAGAAAAAATATATGGCAACTAGAATAAATACATACGACCCAAAAGACATTAAGCTTATTAAAAGTAGGCCAATGTTTACAAACTTTGGACTAGGACTATTTGATGATTATGTTGAATTACATGTTCTTAGTGGAGATAATACTCTAGAGAGTTCATATAATATTAACACATGGTCGGTAAATGTTGAAGATACAAAAAACCAATCTCCTACCATACAACTTAATATACATGACGATATACGAAAGCTAGGTTATAGGTCTGGTAGATTTGATGTACAATATAACTTTTTTAGAAATATAGTCGGTAATAATTCCGATAGTTTAATTGTAGACGAAATATCAAACTCAAGAACAGAAATAAGAGTTAGACCAAAAAATATAGATGATGCAAGTATAAACGATGAATTCTTAGCCTTTGGAAGAAGAGAACAAAACCCAGATTTAATAGACGTAGAGGTTGATTTTTTCAGAGACGTAAGATTAAATTTTGGAGGAAATGAAGTTCTAGTAGCAACTAATTGGCTAATTGATTACAAGTCATATCCTGAATCTCCTCACTCAATGGTAATTAAACTATATGAGCCTCTTCCAAATGATATTGAAGAAAAAGACGAACTTTGGATAGTTAAAGCTGTAATTGAATCAATAGTTGAACCAATACTTGTAGAATATACAGCACCAGAAGCCGAGCCATATAGGTTGGCTCCTGCAGATTTTTCAATACCTGACAAATATGATACTCCAGCCCCAACAGGATGGAAAACTTTAGACGAATTAGTTTCTACCCAAGATAATGTACGGAGTAGGATTTTAAATAAAATAGGTCAACGAACAGGAAGCTTAGGAACAATTCCACTAAACTTTGATTTTAAAATAGAAGGATCAGACTTTTCAAAACTAGTTCATTTTGGCTCAGCAGTAGAAAGATTAGAAAACTTTAAATATAAACTTATACAAATAGAAGATTATTCTTCCTCTGTTGCCTCACTATCTTCAAATTTATCTGGACTGTCTGGTACTGCAGCGTCTGGATCACCTTTTTATAAATCAAACTTAACAAAGTTTACAAACCTTCAAGCAAGCGTAATAAGTACGTTTGACGAGTTTGAACAACACCTATACTATGAAAATAATACCCATAGTTCTTCTTCGTATGGACACTTCTGGCCTTTAACTTGGCCAAAAACAACGACAAAAGAGCCATACACTCTAGCAAAGGTAAACTCTACTGAAGCAAAACTTTGGTATGGAAGTTTAAAGGATGGAGAACCACATTACCAAACAGGAGCAATCTACTCGGCTTCTTTATATGACGTTACAAATGATAATTCATTAAATAGGTTAGTACCTAGCCATATAACAGAACAGGAAAATAATGCTAATTTTGGTTTATATGTAGACATGCTAGCCCAGCATTTTGACTATATATATTTCTATGCAAAAGAATTATTATCCATACACGATAGAAGTAATCCTCTTTTTGAAGGAATATCAAAGGATCTTATACAACCAGTACTAGAATCTTTTGGATGGTTCCCGCACCAAGGATTTGATTTTGATGATTTGTGGACGTATGCCATGGGAACAGATTCTTCTGGAAGTTTTGGTGGTAATACAATAAACTATACTTCAAACTTCACACAATCGGTTACATATGCAAACAATGACCAAGCAAACCAATCATTTTCAAAGGAAGAAATAACAAAAGAACTTTGGAAAAGAATACTAAATAATTTACCAGGAATATATAAATCTAAAGGCGCAGAGAAAAGTTTAAGGTCTGTAACTAGTTTATATGGGTTGCCTTCGTCTATACTAAAGATATATGAATATGGTGGTCCTCAAAAACTCCCAAACAGGCATTCAAAAATAATATATGATAGGTTTAATTTTGGTTTAAGAATGGAAAGCTCTTCAAATGGCGCATCCTTTTTAGAAGCTCCATGGGGTCCAGCAGCCGCAGATAGAGGACCAATGAGGTACCCAGACACGGTACAGTTTAGGTTTAAGATACCAGATCTATCTCATGAAGGAAAAAGTAATAACTCTGCATTAAAAAGAAATACTATATTATGGCATCTTCATAGCGGTAGTGTAGCAATCGTTGCAGAACATACAACATCTATGTATTCTAGTGCACCATCAGACAGTCCATACGGAAGATTAGTTTTTCATTTAAGTGGTAGTAATGGGCAACCAACCGTAACTGCATCAACAGACTATGGCCCAATATTTGATGGAGACTGGTGGAACGTTGCTTTAATGAGATATGATGCTAGCAAAATTACACAACATTATGCGTTTACAGAATCAGTAGAC